AGGAAGCATAATTCGATTCTGAATTATTCATTATGGGCGGTGTGTAATGCACTGCCCTATTTTAAGGAGGAAAATCGAAAATGGCTGATAGTAAATTAAGAATTTGTGCTACTTGCCGACAAAAATATCATTACTGTCCCCGTTGCCGACAGGATGCAGATAAACCATATTTTTATTTCACATTCTGTTCCGAGAATTGTAAGGATATTTATAATGTAACATCTTCTTTTGAAGACGGACGAATAAGTGCAAGTGAAGCAAAAGCACAATTAGATAAACTAGATTTATCCAAATCTGAAAAGTTTGGAGAAAGCTACAAAAATTCTATTGCGAAGATTTACGCTGAAACAATTGAGGTATCTGCTCCTATTGTAGAAGAAATACTTGCTAAAACAGAAGAAGAATTCACAGAAGTTGTAGAAGAAGTTAATACTACTGCTGATGAAGTTTCAGATGAAGTTGAGCAATTAGAAGAAAATATTGAAGAAGAAAATATTGAAGAAGAAAAACCAAGGAATTATCGAAGGTCTAAAAAGAAGACAGTTGACGATGTTGAATAGTATTTTTATTGTAAAACCATATAGGGAATATAAGAATTGACTATTCAATTTCTTGTATTCCCTATTTTTTACGATTTAACGGATTAAAAGGAGAATTATGAAAATAAAATCGAACTTGGCTGGGATTAGTTACAGTTCAACAGATTGTGTACGAATTGTTAATCAAAAACAACAGCTATTCTACTTGGCAAACGAAGTTTACCCTATAGATATCTATGCAAGTTATGATGACCGAAATGACCGAAAAATTATCGTAATGATTTTTGAAAAAGAAAAAACCAAAGAGTTATACCAAAAATGGTGTAACTATGATGTCCAAATATAGACATTGAACGTTCTGTAGAGAAGCGAGGGACAAAAAATGGATTTAACAGATATATCAAAATCAACTCCAATTCAACCTGAAATAGAATTAGATGGTGGATATGCTTATTGTGTACGTTGTCAACATGAAATAGATACGCATAATAGCATCTGTCCTTATTGTCATCAGCAACAGGATTGGTCTTGGTTTTATGAGACAATTAAAAGTTAATTTTTTATTAAGGAGGTTTATATGAGTACATTATATGCAAGTAAAGCTGTCACTTTAGCAAAGGCAGAAATAGGTTATCTTGAAAAAGCAAGTAAAAGCCAATTAGATAGCAAAACTGCGAACTCCGGTCATAATAATTATGATAAGTATGCTAGAGACTTAGATGCAGCAAATTGGTTTAATGGAAACAAACAAGGTTATGATTGGTGTACATCATTTGTTTCTTGGATATTTTATCAATTGGCAAATAAAAATGTAAAGGTTGCAAAAGGATTATGTTACCAACCGACTAACTCATCGCAAAACTATGCCGCAGGATGTGGTTTTGCAAGAAATTATTATAAAAACAATAATGCTTTTTACACTTCAAAGCCAAAAATAGGTGATCAGATTTTCTTTGATTGGTCTGGTAGAAAAGGTGCAAATGGCGTAGACCATACTGGTATAGTAGTAAATGTTGATAGTTCTAAAGTTTATACTGTAGAAGGTAATACATACAGTGGAAATAAAGAAGGTGTATTTAGTCATACTTATGACCTTAACAATATTTATATTGTAGGCTACGGCAGACCAAAATATGATTCTGAAACCAAATCTTCAGCAAGTACTACGCCTACAACTGCAACTACTTCTACCACAAAAACCACGACACAGACATCTTCTACTTCTTCCAGTAAGACACTCGCTGTAACTACTACATATCAAATATATTCAGGTGGTAAATGGTGTTCTGCTAATTATGTTGGTGACGGCAAAAATCCTATTAAAGCAATTGCAATTAAAGCAAGCAAAGGAACTTTAAAATACAGAGTTCATATTAAAGGTAGTGGTTGGTTGCCATATGTAACCGGATACAATACCAATGATTTTAATAATGGATATGCAGGTGATAAAAAAGGTGAAATAGATGCGGTAGAGGTATGTTATACAACACCAACTGGATATACCCAAAAGAAGGCAAAATATAGAGTTGCACCTATTAACAAAAATTATTATGACTATCAATATAACAATGAGAAAACTAATGGTCAAGATGGTTATGCAGGAGCATTTGGAGTTTCAATTGGAAAATTCCAGATAGAAATTAAATAGAGGAATTGTATGAGAATAAAACCATTTAGCAAAAAATTATTAGTGCTGGATTATATAATTATGGTTATCCTTCTTCTCATTCTAATTATTTGTTCAATTATAAATGGATTATATATACAAGATATTACTCAAGAGATGATACAAAATGGGCTAGATATTTCTATTATAACTCCCCCATTTGATATTTCTACATTATCTACTGTTTGTTCGGTATGGGCAGCACAATTAGCTGTATCATCAGGTTCATATTATATCCTTGTCCGCAGTGATCATAAAATTGAATATCCTATTAAAATGATAAGTGAATTACCAGAAGAACTTAAAGATAAAGTGGATTATGATAGTTTAATTGCAAATGTTTTATCATCAACAGGGAATTAAAATTGGAGGAATAAATGATGAGTGATAACTTATTTAAAATTGTTATGTTATTAATACCTGTATTTTGCGCAATTATTACAGGATTTATTATTCCTTATATTAAGACAAAGATTACTACAGCTCAAATGGATGAAATTATTAAATGGGTTGGAAAGGCAGTCCAAGCTGCTGAAGTACTTTTTGATACGCCAAAATCAGGTGAAGAAAAACGTGAATATGTTATTAATTTTATAGATAATATGTTCAACTCAAAAAAAGAAATTATCACGAAAGACCAAATCCGCATTTTACTTGAATCGTCATGGAAAGAAATGACGCAAAATTAATATTGAACGGATAAATAATGGACGCAATAATAGAATTATTTAATCAAGACCTATCTTATTTTATCATTTCGATTTTCATAATAATGTCTGGCTTTATTGCAATGGTCACAATCATAGGAAAATTTTCTGAAATTATTGGTAAACCTGCGAAATGGGTAAAAAATAAAAATAAAGATCATGAATTATTAATTCAAACGGCAAATAATCTCACAGAATTACAGGAACAACACAAAAAGGATATTGTGGATGTAAAAATTCATGACCAAGAAATTAAAAATGATATTAAAGAATTAAAAGATATGATACTGTCCCAAAGTATAGATGATATTCGTTGGGAAATATTGGACTTTTCTTCTGCTGTTATTAATAATAGAAAATACAATAGAGAAGCTTATGATCATATATTTAGGCAATATGAAAAGTACGAAAATATACTACGTGAAAATAAAATGGAAAATGGTCTTGTAGAAGAAAGCATTACAGTAATTAGAGAAATGTATCGTGATAAATTAAAAAGCGGAGAAATAAAATAATATTGTAAAGGCAGTTCTATTGATGGAATTGCCTTTATGTATGCGAAAAGGAAAATATGAATATAGAAAAATTAAAATTAACTTCTCCTCTACCCCCTTCGGTTAATCACTATCTGTCTTATCGAGCCATTATTAAAAATGGTAAGCCAATGGCTATGGCTTATAAAACTCAAGAAGCTACAAAATATCAAAAAGATTTTTCAAAATATGTTATAGAGGAAGTTAAAAAACAAAACTATTCCTTAAAACCAAATAAGACTCAGCATTTCTATATAGACGCAATCTTTTATTTTGATCGGATTGATAAAGATCCAAACAACTATTGGAAATGTATGTTAGACGCAATAACGGATACTGGTCTTATATGGTTGGATGATAATGTTACTTGTGAAAGGGTAAATAGGATATGTTATGATACAAAGAATCCAAGAATTGAACTGGAAATATATCCAGTTAGCTACATAGGTGTATTTAATAATACAACTCAATTAGATGAATTTATTTCTAATTGCATCGGTTGTAGTAGGTACAAACGAAATTGTAGTATTTTACAAAAAGCAAAAGAAGGACGTATTCAAGATGAAATTCAAGATTTATCTTGTTCAAAATTTGTGGAATTAAAGGAGAAATAAAAAAATGGAAATTACTTTACAGTTGAATGAAGTATTAAATCTTAATCAAACATTAAAAACTATTATAGATGGTGACAATAAAGTTGATGCACTTTTAAAATTTAAATTACTTGGTATTATGAAATCTATTGAATCTAATGTAATAAATTTTGAAACCATTAGAAACGAAAAAATTAAAGAATATGGGAAAGAAAATGAAGAGGGTAATATTGGAATTTCTAAGGATGATACTGAATCTCTTAAGAAATTTGAAGAAGATTTAACAAATGTACTTCAAAGCAATGTTGTTATTAATATTACTAAATTGAAATCTACTGAAATATTTAATAAAGGTGTGACAGCAGATTATTTAATTGGACTATTGCCAATTATAGAAGAATAGATATATTCGGATTATTTGTTTCCCAAAACGAACAAAAATAAAGGTAAAATATTCCTATAATATTTCTAGCTAGGAATAAGCATACTCCTATTAAGGAGTGTGCAATATGCATGAATCTAATAGATTATCAATAATATTATATGAGAATAATATTACTTACAGAGAATTAAGTAGGTTGTCCGGTATTTCAGTATCGACACTAAACAAAATTGCTAACTTCAAGTCTGATCCAAAACAATCTACTATGGTATCTATAGCTCATGCATTAAAAATGGATGTTGTTGATGTTTTTAATTTAAACTGGAGGTATATAACAGTTGAATAAATCTTATAAATTAGTTATAAATATATGTTGACTTTACAATTATTATACAAAGAAGGTGATTGATGTAATAAAAACAATCCGTGTTATGTTGATACCAAACAACAAACAAAAGACTAAACTATTCCAATATGCTGGAACCGCAAGGTTTGCTTATAACTGGTCTTTAGCAAGAGAACAGGAAAATTATAAGAATGGCAACAAATTTCTTTCAGATAATGAACTTAGGAAAGAATTTACACTACTAAAGAAAACGGATAAATATGTATGGTTGAATAATATTTCAAACAATGTTACAAAACAAGCAATTAAAGACGCTTGCAAAGCATATAAGGATTTCTTTAAAGGGAAGACAAAATTTCCACGATTTAAAAGCAAAAAGAAGTCAAAACCATCTTTCTATCAGGATAATGTAAAAATCCAATTTACAGACACACATATAAAAGTGGAAGGATTTTCTTCGAGCAAAAAGAAAAATAAGCAGAAGTTAAATTGGATTAGACTTGCAGAACATAATCGTATACCAACTGACTGTAAATATTATAATCCAAGAATTAAATTTGATGGTTTAAATTGGTGGATTACGGTTGGTGTTGATTATGAAGAAAACACTTCTACACCATCAAATGATGGTATTGGGATAGATGTCGGCATTAAAGATTTAGCAATATGTTCTGATGCTAATAAACCTTATATAAATATCAACAAAACACAAAAAGTAAAGAAATTAGAAAAAAGAAAACGCAGGTTGCAGCGTTCCATATCAAGAAGATATGAGAAAAATAAGAAAGAAGGAAGTTACTACAAAACAAGCAACATTATAAAAAGTGAGAAGAAACTTTTAGAAGTAAGTCACAAACTAACGAACATTCGTCATGATTACTTACATCAAACAACATCTGAAATTATAGAACGAGAACCAAGTTTTATTTGTATTGAAGATTTGAATGTAAATGGAATGATGAAGAATAAACATTTATCCAAAGCTATACAGCAACAATGTTTTTATGAATTTAGACGGCAATTAGAATATAAATGTGATTGGAACAATATTCACTTAATAATTGCAGATAGATTCTTTCCAAGTTCTAAATTATGTAGTTGTTGCGGCAGTATCAAAAAGGGTTTAAAGTTATCAGACCGTATTTACAAATGTGAATGTGGAAATGTAATTGATAGGGACTATCAAGCAGCTTTGAACCTGAAAAAATATGGAGAGAATGTTTTACAATTTGTAGCATAACACTTTCAAGTTAATACAGATATGTACTGATACGTTAGTCAGGAATTTACGCTTATGGAGTGTACAAGAACTTGTTAGTAGTATCTGAATTTATTCAGTATGAAAGCATACACGTTGAAGTAGGAATGAAACATAAAAGTTATAACTTTTTATAAGTTTTCAGTAACGGTAATATTATGGGGAATATTATTGAAAATGAAGTTTTAATAAGAATTGTTATTATAGATGTTTCCATGCCATTAGGCTCGGAGGTATATGATGAAGCTATTTTGCCTGTTTTACAAGCAACAAATTTCATCAAAAAATACATAGATATAACTAAATATCGAATTATAACTATATAAAAATACAGAGCTGGTAATTTACTACCGGCTCTTTTTTAATGGAGGAAAAAGGAATTATGAAAGTAACAGAATTTGTTGAAGGATATAATAAGGTAGTATCAGATAAATTAAAGGGGAAATATATTGAAGACACTCTCACAATTAAGTCTTACATCCCATTTACAGACAAGGTTAATATAGCAAATAGAATTGCAAAAACTACTACTCACGAATATGACAAGAATGGTAAAGAAATAGGTATTAAGGTAAACTCAACAGCCCGCTATCTTTTATTCACACTTAATATAATTGATTTATTTACAAATATAGATATTGATTTTAGCAATACCACAAAGGAATATGAATTATTAGATGAGAATAATTTAATTAGCCAAATTATTGAACTACTACCGGCTGACCAGATTAAAGAATTCCAGACACTACTTAATATGGCAGTTGATGATATTTTAGAAAACGAATTATCTACACACTCTTTTATTTCTAGTCAGGTAACAAGATTTTCAAGTCTGATAAGTGCTGTATTACAGCCAACACTTGAAACACTAGGGAAGAATATTGCCGAGTTAGATGATGAAACAATAGATAAGCTGAAGAATGCGGTTAATGGTGGGTTGAAGGTGGTGAAGTAGTATGGAACAATGGTTGATTCCCACATCTGAAAATCTAATACCTAATATTGAAAAATTCGTTAATACATATAATGATTATAATGAATGGTTACATACTTACAATCCAGGTGATTCTATTCCGAATAAATATTTAGGTGTATGGGATGACCCAGAATTGGAGCTTGCAAGATCTATAATTCATGATTTTGGTTCAAATGCTAGTAGAATTGCTAAATTGATGCTTGTATTAAATAATGAGTATGAAATAAAAGTGAAAGTTGAATAATTATGGTTATTAAAAAAATGTTGTGTAAACATGATTTAGGTTATAAAGAATGGTATGTGGATGATTCTTTGGAATTTCACTCTTTGCAAGAAGTAAGGGATTATTGTTACGAAAATGCAGATTATTGGCATATGCGATTTAAAGATAATATTCTTTATAAGTTTAAAATCGTAGATTCTGATGATGAAATAGAGGTTGTCTGTAGTGTAGTATTTGATGATGATGGATTTGATTATATTAGTGTCGTAGGAAAATTTTAAGGAAGGTTATTATATGGCAAAGAAACATAAAAAGAAGAAAAATAAAAAGCCTATTGGAGAAATTAAAAATGTTACTATTACTATTCCAGGGTTATTTGAAAAGTGGAATTTAGATGATGATAGACCGCCATTACCAAGACATGAAGTTACAACTGAATTGCGTGGATTTTTTGGATAATTGGGATTGAAAGGATAAATAAATATATGTATGAATATATAAATGTTGTAAAATTTAATAACGAATATTTTGAATATGGAGATGTTGTAGCTGTAACAATGGAGGACGGAAGTATAAAAGTCGGTTCTGTTGTTATTGGTTATGATGATACTCCATTTGTATCTAATTATTGGAATTTGGCGTTAGATATTAGTGAAAAATATCACACTAAAATATTGAAATTAAAAAAGGATAAAATTAAAAATATTCAGCGCATAAATCTTGAATCATAAAAAACTAATCTTGTACTATAAATAGAAAAGCCGTAGCTGGTTTGCTACGGACAATTCATTCTCCTTTTACTCCTGCACTTCTATCGTTTCCTATAGAAGAGACTCTTAAATTCGATGCCATTATCAAGACTAATATGGAAATCGAGTTGTTTAATATTGTCACACTTGGTTAGTATGAGTACTAAACACAGGATACCGCATAGCAGAATCATGGCAAGGATAATGAAAATAAATACATTCATTATTTGCTCCTCCTTCCGTACAGGGCGCATAGTATAATTCGAGAGATTATACCGAACATAGCGTTTTTCACTAAGGACTGCAATGCGTTACCTACAATCACAACTATGATCTTTTCTATTGTAGCATAAGATATTTATTTATACAAAATATTTAGCAAAGGATGATATGCTATGAATGATTACAGCGTAATTGTAACTGCGAAATATCAAGCAATAGTACATGCTGAGAATGAAGAAGAAGCTATGAATAAATTTGGAGAAGTGATTATTCCAACGATTGAGAATAATGAAAATTCAATGTTTGATAATGTCATTCGTGTCGAAATAGATAGACATACTTCTACTGATTCTACTGGAATTGTAAAAAACAAGAAGCAAATTGAAGCTGCTAAAAGTCGTGGTTATTATATCGAATAATAGAATTAACAAAGAATAATAAAAATGGGACTGCCGAAGCAATCCCATCCAGCTTGACTTTTAATAGTCAAAGCCTTATAATCAGTATAGATAATCAATCAAAGGATATTGAGCAATCCGATGGTTGTCGGAAACTAATAAGTGTTTTTATTACTTAAAAGGCTATCTCCTATTCCCGTAGGTGATAGCCTTGAATCTTTTATTTTTTGTGGTGATTGTCAAAGTATGTAAGAATTGTAAAAATCACTAACAGTAGTGTCAATGTTTCCATAGTATTCATAAGCATACCTCCTTTCTGTTTCCGAAAGGAGCAACCACCAGACTATCCCTACATGATTTCTATAATCTGATTATTTCAATTATAATATATCTGACAAAATATGACAAACATATTTCAAGGTATTCCAAAAGAAAATTCAATTGGATAGTGGCTGAGATTTACAGCCGTTACACTCGCATTGTGCGACTGTATAAACGGGCTAAATCCCGATAAATTAATGCTTTTAATGAGCAAAAGTTAGGTCGCATAAGTGTAAAAGCCTATGTGACTTTTTATTTTTGAAGAGTCTACTACTCTTCTATTTTTTTTGACTATATGCAAGGAGGAAAATATATGGCTAAGTTTAAAATTAGTGATGATGTATATAAAAGATTAGAAAAAGCTGGACAAAATAAAGCTAACGAACTGGCTAATGAAGCGGAAAAAAAGTTGACGGATAAATATATAGAAATGCTTGATTGGTATTATGTTAATTATCAGC